CAAAAAACGCTGCGAGGAAGATAGCTGAAGCAATTTCGCTTCCCTGCCTTCGACGACCGATCCGTTACGGTGATAACTATTCTACTGAACCGTTAGCGCAGGCTTCAACTTTAATCATTGAGCCCCTCGCTCTCAATACGGGTAGCACAGACTATCTTATGCCTTCAGCTGATTTCCAAGCGTTCCTTTTTCGTGATTATCTACGTAACTTAGTGGTTTTGGACACGAACACAACGGGTGCAACCGCTGATTACATCGGGGTCGGTTTAACTCCACAAGCAAATGGCACAGATATTGGTTTGCCTTCTACGACCTGGGATGTGAATTTTACCCCCGATACTGTAGATGAAGAATTACCACAACAATTTGCTTATTGGCACGCGCAAAGCTCCTGGCAGCCCCATGGAGTTACACTCTTTTCAGGTGTTTGTGAGTCTGCCAAACAGTATTCTTGGTTTTGGTTAAATGCTACAGATACTTTAACTGTGAATGCCAACATTAGCAATGGAGGAACTCCAACTGATGGCACTGTGGGAGCAATCTTACTTTACTTCAATAATGGTCAAATAGTTAGACTTGAAGCTCAAATGGTACTCGCAACCAACGGAACTGTGTATTCAAAAACCTTTACACCATATGAGGATGGTACCATGAAGAAGCACTCAGGTTACTACGCGCTACTGTGGTTGAATAATAATAAGGATCTGAATGCTGTAGTATTGAACGTTTCAAGTGTATTGATCAATTTGCCAGCTACTGGTCAATGTTGGGGTCATAGATGTTCACCCTTCATAGACTTACATCTAGCTTCTGTAGGCAGTCCAAGAACTATCGGCACTGCGTTATTGATCACTAATACTTCTAAGATCCTAGATAAAGAAGGGTTAATTCATAGAAATCAGTTTCCCACGAATGCGCATTTCACTAACTATCTCACAAGCGTAGCTCAGACCTTTGGCGATAAAAATCAACACAAGATCAAATCTGGCGATCTAGGTATGTACACTTGGCTTAGACCTGATGATCAAGACAGCTTTAAGAAACGAGAAGAGCATCTGGTTGATTCGAGCAACAACCTAATCTGGACTGGGTTCCCTATTTCCACCGACGAGTCGTTTGCGGCGGTCGGGTTTACCATGCCAGACATCGATGCTCGTTCCTTCGAGTTATCTTACTGGACAAATTTTTGCTACGAAACTGTTGATCCGTTTTTTGACGTAGCTTTGTCCACCTATTGTGATTCTGACTTTAGCGAGGCTATCAGAATCCTAAAAAGAACCCCAGACACGACTCACAATGAAGACCACATTTCATCCATTAGCTCGACTATAGCTAATGGTTTAGGTCTTGCAAGTCAAGTGGCGAACACAATCCGTG